ATTCACAATATGCTTTGGCCTTCGACGGTTTGCTTTACCAGGCAACGAAGCTTGGATCGGGCGCGACCATTCTGACGTTGTCGCCCGGAAGTGTGGGCGTCGGCACGCCGCTGACGTCGGATGCCGCAGGCGGTATCGTCGAGATCGACAGTGTGTTGAAGACCATGTGGGATACCTATCGGCTGTCTCCCGATACGATCTGGGTCAGCTCGCAAGAGGCGCTGAACATCTCGAAAAAGATCATCACAGGCTCATCGACCGCGGCGCAACGCTTCGTGTTCGAGCCCGCGCAAGACATGGTCGGCGGCGGCATCATGGTGCGCACTTATCTCAATCGTTTTTCGATGCAAGGCGGCAGCGTGCTCGATATCAAAGTGCATCCCAATATGCCTGCGGGCACCTTGCTGATGACGACGAAAATGCTGCCCTATCCTTTGGCGGGTGTCGGCAATGTCATGCAGATCCGTACGCGGCAAGACTATTACCAGATCGAATGGCCGCTGCGCTCGCGGCGTTACGAATATGGCATCTATGCCGACGAAGTCTTGCAGAATTATTTCCCGCCATCGCTCGCGATGATCACCAACATCGGCAACGGCTGATGAGCGCGTGTTCTAAGAAAGAGGCCTCTGAGCAAGAAGGAAAATAATTATGAAGCTTTTACGCCCAGCTCACTGTGGCGCGGTCTCGCATGGAGGCCGCTCAATCGACATCGGCCTGGATGGTTATGTCGATGTCGCAGAAGCCGTCGCTTTTGCTTTGCTTGCACATGGTTTCACGCCGGTCTTCGAAACGGGCGAGAGCACCGATAGCGAGCAGCAAAAGACCACGTCGCAAGCGCCGGAAGACGATATCGGCCGGCTCAATCGCCCGGCTCTTTTCGCACTTCTAAAGGCGAAAGGAATATCGGTTTCGCTACCCATAACCAATGAAGACTTGCGTCAACTGGCGCGGCAAGCGTGCGAGACCGTAATGCCGGATGCGCTTGCCGATAGCGCGGCGAAAGGGTCGTAAAGCCGATGGCCTCTTCGTTCGACTTGGTGACCTTGCCAGACCTGAAAGCCTGGCTCGAAGTTGTAGGGACAGGAGATGACACTCTTCTGTCGCTTCTGATCTCGCAAGTGAGCCGCGCGATCCTGACCTTTCTCGACCGGCCGTCGATTTTGCCGACGACCTATACCGATATCTTCGACGGTGGAAACGATACGTCTGTGACATTGCGCAATTGGCCGGTCAGCACAATCGCATCTTGCATGGTCGATGGGGTGACTATTCCTGCCGCGCCGTTGCTTGTCGCCGGTGCACCGGCGCAAAGGGGCTATGTTCTGGATGCGCCCGATCCGATGCCGCCTGGGCGCATGCAGCGGTTATCGATCCGTTATGGGTTGTTTTGTGCCGGTGTCCAAAACATCATCGTCTCTTATTTTGCCGGGTATCAAGTGAGTGGCGAGGCAGCGGTGGTTCCGATCACAGCGCCGTTTACTGTCGTTGCGCAGGCGCCATTCGGCATCTTTGCGAGCGACGGCGGCGTTGCTTATGCGAACGGAACGGCGCTCGCGCCCGTCGCGGCAAATCCTGGGGCTGGTCAATATGCGGTATCGGATGGGCTCTACACATTCAGTCCAGCCGATGCCGGTGCCGCCGTTGCTTTGACCTATGGCTACATCCCCTATGACATCGCGCTCGCCGCCAAGGAATGGGCTGGCGAGCGTTACGCTTATCACACACGCATAGGGCAGGCATCAAAGTCGCTCGGTGGACAGGAAACAGCTAGCTTCATCGTAAAAGACATCCCGGATTTTATTGCCCGGATTCTGCAACCCTATCGCCGCGTGGTGATGCCATGATCGATGCGGATATGATTCAGTCCATCGTCGCCGCGCGCATGTCGGATCTGACGGAACAATTGGAAGCGCGGGTCAAAGCCAATCTATCCGGCACGATTTTAAATCCGCGGTCCGGCCGTCTGCTCGCTTCGATTACCTCCGGCACAGCGGATGAGGGAAGCGACATTGAAGGATATGTCGCAAGCGAAGGCGTGCCTTACGCGGCCATTCAAGAATATGGCGGCAAGACCGCGGCGCATGAGATCATGGCCGTCAAAGCGAAAGCCTTGGCGTTCGCCGGTGCTGGCGGGCAGGTCTTTGCCAAATCCGTGCATCATCCAGGCTCGGTGATTCCAGCCCATGCCTATCTCGGACGCGCGCTTGCCGACATGCAAGATGCGATCGCGGCGGATTTGAAACAATCCGTGCTCGATGCGCTGACATAGCCAAACCCTATCGGAACATTCATGTCCATGACATCCCGCGAGGCCGCGCTTGGCGCGCTCGCCGACCTGCTTGCGTCTGCCTATGACTGGGCGACGGGACCATCGCGCCGGCTGAAACTTTGGAGCGATGTCCCGATGGCCAATCGGCCAGCGTGTTTTATTTTCGAAGGCGGCTTCGAGACTTATTCCTGGAGCGAAGGCGCTATTGCCAAACGCGTCCTCGAAGCGAGGGTCTTTATCTATCTCAATGCGAAAGATCCAACTGTCATTGGCGCCTCGCTCCTGAACGATGTGATGGATGCGCTCGATAGTGCTTTTGAGATTTCCGGTCAGGATATGCTGATCGGCCGCAAGACGCTTGGTGGCCTCGTCTATCATTGCCGCATTGATGGCCGGCCCATGAAGGACCCAGGCGATCTCGATGGCGATGCCTTGTTGATCGTCCCAGTGAAACTCATCCTGCCTTGAAACATCAGACTAAAATTTCTCTCATGAAGGAGATCTCTATCCATGTATAGTTTCGGCTCAGGCATATTGCTTGGCACACGTACCGATATTGCCAATGCGACACCGGTCAATTTCGGCTTGGTGCAAGAGGTGACGATCGAAGAAAGCGCAACTGTCAAAGAAATCTACGGACAATATCAATATCCACTCGTCAGCGCGCGAGGCACGATCAAGACAACGGGCAAGGCCAAGGTCGCGCGCATCTCCGGCCTCGCTTTCGCCAATCTGTTTTATGGCATCACGCCCGTGACGGGCCAGCTTGCGACTTCTTTCGCAGAAGCCGGCACGATTCCCTCGGCATCGCCCTATACTGTCACGGTAGCGAATTCATCGACCTTTGCCGATGATGAAGGTGTGGTCTATGCGGCGACGGGCTTACCGCTGACGAAAGTATCCTCCGCGCCTTCGACGGGACAATATTCTGAGAGTGCTGGCGTCTACACATTCAGCTCGGCGGATGCCTCGAAAGCCGTGCTCACAAGCTATACCTATACGCTTTCCGGGACCGGACAAAAGCTGACCGTCACGAACCCGCTGCTCGGCGCAACGCCGACCTTTCAGGCGCTGTTTTATACAACCTTCCAAGGTCAGCCGGTATCGTTGAAACTCAACAATTGCGTCTCGAACAAACTCACTTTGCAAACGAAGCTCGAAGATTTCACCATGCCGGAATTCGATTTCTCCTGCTTCGCAGACTCGTCCGGCAATGTGATGACATGGTCCTTCGGAGAGGTGTCTTGATGCGGCCGCAACCCGAAACGATTTCTCTCGGCAGCCACGCGTGGCTGATCCGGCCATTGACCCTGGCGCAGGTTCAAATGATCGAACCCATCTTGATGGCAACACAGGAAACAAAAGCCAATGTCGCGGCCGCCATCGCCATTGTTTCGATCGCACTGTCGCGAGACCATGCGGAAGCGGCGAGCAGCCTGGCCGACATCGAAGCAACGGCGTCAGAGGTTGCCGCCGCGATGACAAGTGTTTTGCGGCTCGGCGGGTTCATCGAGATACGATCGGGAGCCCAAGCTTCCTTGGGGGAAGCGGAGGCGGACGCGATCGCCAAGCTCGATCCGTCCGCATAGATTTCGACTTCATTTATGCGCGGCTGATGACGGCCTGCGGCTTTCGTCCTACCGATATCGACGAGATGACGCTCTTCGATGTTCACGCGCTCTTTGCCTATTGGCGCGAATTTCCGCCAATGCATGAAATCCTGAAAGCCGTGCATGGCATAGCCCCATCATCGGCGGTGAAACCATCGTCCGATACGCGTGATCCAAGCGGTATCGGCAGCTTGATGGCGCGTTTTCCGAACGGCAAAGTGCGCGCTCTTTAGCGAAGCCTCGAAGCGCGAGGGTTGGAAAAATTTAAGGCTATAATTCAATCCCTCGCCCTTCGAGACGCGCTCCTAACGGAGCGCTCCTCAGGGTGAGGGGAAGAGAAAACAACTTTATTAGGTTTTGACCCTAGCCGATGAAAGCCCCCGATGGCCGATGATGTCACGATCAAATTCAGCGCGGATATTTCCGACCTGCAAAGCGGTATACAGCAGGCCACCTCCGCCATTCAATCGGCGGGTACGACTTTGCGAAGCGGCGCGACGCAAGTCTCGGCCTCGTTCGATTCGCTGGGTCAAGCCTATTCGAATAGCGTCACACAAAGGGCCAATGCCGCCCGCGCCTCGGGCGATGAAGTGCTTGCGATTGCGCGCGTCAATGCACGTGAGCAATATGACATCGCTGTTAATGGATTGACGTTACAGAGCTTAGCCGTTCGTGAGGCGGCGCAAAGCGCGCAGATATCGCACGAGCAGGAGCTGACCGACTTGCTCGCGCTCGAACGTCAGCGCGAAGATATCGAAAACCGCTATCTTCTCGCGGTACGGGCGACCTACGAACAAGGCACCAGCGCTTTCGCCGATGCGCAACGCAAGCTCGAAGAGCTTGCGAGCCAGAGCGCTTTGCGCCGCCAGAATATCGAACGCAGCGTCAATCGCGAGATCTATAACGACTATCGCCGGACATACGAACAGGCGGCCTCGGCCGTCTCAAGTGCGATCATGGGCATGATCCAAGGCCATGAGACCTTCCGTCAGGCTGCGCAAAATGTTGCTCTTTCGATTCTGCAGTCCTTCATTCAGGTGCGCATTCGCATGGTCGCGGATTGGCTTGCAGGGCAAACCGCGAAGGTCGCGGCCACACATGCCGCCGAAGCGGCACAAACAGCGGCAACGTCGGCTGGCGTCGCAGCGCGCACCAGCGTCGAAGGCGCAGGCGCAGCGGCTGCCGAAACGACGACATTCGGAAGCATGATTGCTCAGATCCTGGCATCCTCTAAAGAGACATTCGCCGGTATCTTCGGTTTTCTGTCGCCGCTGATGGGTCCCGCGGCCGCGGGGCCTGCGGCGGCAGGTGAGGCGACAGTCGCTGCCATGGCGAGTTTCGATACAGGTGCTTGGCAATTGCCATCCGATATGGTGGCGCAAGTGCATCAAGGCGAAATGATCGTGCCCGCCGGACCGGCGCAGAGCCTGCGCAATGCGCTCAGCGGAGATGCATCGGGCGCGGGCAACGTCGTGCATGTCCATCATGCAACGAATTTCAATATTTCTTCGGTGGATTCAGGCGACGTCAAACGCTGGATCAAAGGCAATGGCAAAGAGATCATGCGTACCATCAACGAGGGCGTGCGGCTTGGCGCGCATCTCGGCTTGAAGAAACTGCCGGTCTAAACCATGACGCTCGTCAAAGGGGTGAACCTCCTGCCATCGACGGGAGAGTTTTCCTATGACCCTCTGCCCTATCTTGGCCAGCGCATTGCCGAACCGGGCCTCGTGCCGATCAATCTCTATGCCGCGAGCGGCTTGGGTACAGAGACGGATTACACGATCGCACTCGATAACCTCGCGGCGCAATTTCCGGGTTGTGAGACAGTTGCGCTGGTTGTCTCATGGTTCGGCAGCTCGATAGATGTCTCGACCTGTCAAATCTACCCATCGACGACCTATATAGGCGGTTCGTTTCAAAAGGCCACCGGAGAGAGCGATCTTTGGCGCTGCTCCGGCCTCACGCAGGCATCGGTCGGTCTTATTCCGCTGCCGATCATCAATGCCTCTTTTATTTATGGCGGCACGCCTTCAGACCAATCGATCGTGCGATGTATCCAAGATCTGAAAGCACGCGGCTATCGCGTCGTCTTCTACCCGTTCATATTGATGACGGCCGACGGATTTCCGTGGCGCGGCCGCATCACCTATACTGGCGCAGATATATCGAGCGCTGCGACGGCGGCGGTCAACGGCTTTCTGGGTTCGGCAGCGGTCTTGGACTTCACGCCCGACATGGTCAATCTCACTGTCGGCTATTCTAGCTCGCCAGCGGACTACACATTCCGCCGGATGATTTTGCATTATGCCAATCTGTGTGTCGTCGCGGGTGGTGTAGACCTGTTTCTACTCGGCTCCGAATTTCGCGGCCTGGAGACGATCCGTGGACCTGGATGGAGTAAGGCGGGCACGACGGGGAGCGATGGCAAGGTCACGTGGGATTATCCCTTCGTCGCGGGCTTGATGCAGCTCGCTGACGACGTACGCTCGGTCTTCGACGCCGCGTCGCTGACGAAAGACCTGACCGGTTTGCATAATCTGATTTCCTATTCGCCCGATTGGTCGGATTGGATGGGTTTTCAGCACCCTGGTGAAAATGGTCAATGGCCGCATCTCGATCAGCTATATGCGCACACTAATACAGACCTTGTGTGTTTCGATAATTATCTGCCACTATCCGATTGGAC